AGGCGAAAAATTCGTCCCATGAATCTGATGCTGGTGGATTACTACTATAAGGTGCTGATCTACCTAACACCTCGTTTACAATACATCTACCAGACATATTGTCTATTTCTTGAGCTAGATCCTCAAGTATTTGTTCATTTATTATATTGCTCATTATTAACTCCTTTTCTTAATGATATATGATTATAGTATCATAGTTTAAGGGGTTTGTCAACGGTTTTTTGAAATTGTCACACAATTGTCACAATTAAAAGTGGGGAGCTGAACGCTCCCCGTGATTATGTTATAATTCAGCTTTTACTAGTGTGTATACACCATAAGCTAGGCCTACCCATGCTAATATATCAACTAACCCACCTAAGAGTAAGTATGATAAACACATGCCGACGATTACTGCGCCATCCCAAGTGGTCCTTTCGGCCCATCGAGCTAGTACCCAATTCTTAATCATATCCATAAGTTTTCTCCCTTATTTTATTATACTTTAAAATCTGTGAAAGAGTCTGGTTGTTCTCTTTCGCCAAATTTATTTATTGGTTTGTCGGGAGTCATATCTGACATAATATCAGACTGAGCCGACTCTTCCACATCATAAAGTTTCATACGAGATCGATCCACGCCTATCACAAACCTGCGATATTTAGTAGGATCGTTATATCGGTTTTTCAATTGTTTTATCAGTAACTGCCCTAATTCTTCTAACTCTTCTGTGCTTATTATAGCAAACATCAAGTCAGCAGTTGCTGGTAAACCAAATGATTCAGATGTATCCTCTAGTCCGACGTCAGTATTACTAAATCCAGACCTCGTCGTCTGTGTAGCCGAAACTATTGGAACATTGAATTCCACAGCCAATCCACGAAGTTCTTCCGCGATTGCTTTGATATACGAATAACTATTTATACTTCCACCTAACCCACGCATGCGGCTGGAGGAACAAATGTTAAGGTAATCAATGTATATTATATCTGGTTTAAAATCTTTCTTGAGCTTTAATTCATTGAGTAAAGCTCTAAAGTGACCAGTATGTGCAGCACCTGTTGGATATTCTTTTATTATAAGTTTACCAATAGATGACTTTGCAATCTTTTGTATCTTTTCATTAAATACACCTTTAGGTAATGACGACAATCTTTCGATTGGAAGGTTCATAAGATTCGCATCTATTCTTTCTGCGATTCTTTCTTCTGCCATTTCCATTGTAATGTATAATACGTTCTTGCCTTGTTCCAGGACTGATGCGGCACAATGACACATAAACAAAGATTTACCAACACCAGTCCCGGCAAGAGCAATGTTCAATGTTTTGTTTGGTAATCCACCTTTTGTTATTTTATTAAAGTAATCTAAATCAAATGGCGTACGGTCTTCTTTTGTATTATAGAAATCAAATCTTTCCTCTGAGTTATCAACATAGTCATGACCTATTGCTTGGTCAAAAGATGTACCCAATGCATCAGATAGTATTTCAGGTATAGCACCTTCACTTCTTTCTCCATCTTTCCCATCTATGATTTGTATAGATTCCATAATGGCATTATAAACTGCACGTTCTTTACACCACTTTTCTGATTCTTGTATAAGATAGTCAGTATCAACATCTGACTTATTACTAATCTCTGCAATTAATACAGAGGCTTGATTCAATACATCTTCGTGTGCATTGATTTTTCTGAGTTCTAAATCTAATACTTTTCCTGTTGGTAGTTTATTATGTGTTCCAACAAATGAAACTATTAAATCAAAAACTGTTTTATGTGAGCCTTCAAAATATTCCTTTTTGATAAAGGGAATAACTCTTCTGCAATACTCTTCGTTATTGAGAAGGTGACTCAGTATGTGTGTTTGTAGCTGTTCCAATTTTCATATCCTCTAAATTATTTTCAATTATATGCTGTAATACTCTACCCATATAATCTTTAAAACTTTCACTCTCGTTTAGCTCATCTACTGTGTGGTCTGCTGGATCCAATATTTGAAAGGTGAATCCTAAGCTCGCGAATCCGAGCTCAGGACTTTCCTTGATTTTTACTGTTCCATAAATTACCGTCACATCTTTAAAATCACCACTTAGGTATTTGACGCCATGCAGTGGATGTGAAGGGTTTTCTATAAATGTATAATCTGCTTCAGTTATCATTCTATTTCTATCATCTTAACAATTTTATTTATTCTTCCAGATTTCATAAACTTATGAAACATCTTCCATATTCTTGCCATCTATTCCTCCATTGGTATGTCTAAATCAATGTCAAGCAATGGTTTATGACCAATAGAATAATAAGATTTCACAAACTCTTTGAAATCAGTTTCTTTAAAAATAGGATCCCAGAACTTTTTATTTAAAGTATCTTTCTCTCTTACCTTTGGCATTACAACTTCACCAGTTTCTTTATCAACTCTTGCGTACCATCCGACTGTCGGTTTAGTTATATATCCACCCGCCAATGCTACAGTTAATAATCCACTATAAGTTTGTATACCACCTTCCCATGATACGCTGATTGGTACTTTAGATTTTTCTTTGACAAATCTTGACTTCTCTACGTTAATCACGAAATGATAACCTTGTATCTCTGTACCTTTCTTATCTTGTTGTCTACCGATAATCCAAATGTTATCTGCAGAATAATAAATTCCAGTACCACCTGATACAATTGCTTTAGGAAATAATCCTATTTCTTGATATGTATGGTTAACAGCAAGCAAAGGGACGTTCCTCATAGTGAGATAAGGAGTGACCATACGGAACAATCCCTTCAATGCTTTAGCTCTTGTCATATCTGCTACTGATTTCTCGTTCAGTGCATCTTCTAATTCTTTTTTGGATGCTAGGTTTCCAATTGAATCTATTACAATAATAACTTTATCGTCCCTTTCAATGTTTTCCAATTGGCTAACTAAATCAAATTTAAGTTGTTCTACATCTGTTATTGGGGTATGCAATACTCTTGAAGTATCAATACCAAAAGATTCAAAGTAATTTTGGGGTGAACCAAACTCTGAATCATAAAATAACATGACCGCATCTTTGTGTTCATTCATATATGCTGCACCCATGAGCAATGCGAATGAGGTTTTAAAATGCTTTGATGGACCAGCAAGAACAGTTAGACCTGAACTTAACCCTCCATCTATATCTCCAGATAGTGCAACGTTTACCATTGGCACCTCTGTCTTTACTATATCTTTCTCGCTAAATAGTATAGATTCTGATAATATATCAGTAGTTTTTACTTTACTATTCTTTTTCAATTTATCCATTATAGACATTATCTGGTCCTCCTTTCAGGATAGCCTGAAGCTCTTTGCATTCTCAAATCTTTTAGATGTCTCGAACGGGCTTCAGCCTTTTTTCGTTTTCTTTTCGCAGTCGGTTTTTCATAGAATTCTCTTTTACGAACCTCTTGCACTATACCTGCTTTATCACAGGCTTTCTTAAATTTTCTTAAGGCCACATCAAAAGGCATCGGTCTGGCTGGACGTTTATCCTTTGGATGTTTCTTTCTCGGTCTTAAATCAATACTTGGCATAATATCACTCCTTTATTATTTATATTCAATATGGTCATTATATCATAAACTGGTCTAATTGTAAACTGTTTTGTGCATATTCGTGCACTTTTCTTTTATTATCTTGTAGAATATAATTAGTATCAATTAAATCTAGTTTATTCTCACAGAACTTTATGACCTGTTCCATCATGTCTTCGGCTGTTTTCACAGGTACGTTTTGACATATATGGTTTGTAAATTTCTTTGGATTTAATAATTCAAAATCCTCAGGCAAATACATGATAGATAGCATTTCTCTATAACTTAAGAATCTATCTTCTGTGGGATGTGTAAGCATAGATGGATAATGACCAACAAAGGCTCCAATAAAGTCTTTAGGAAATTGTGTACTCTTTCTCATTACACTACCACCTGCCTTTTGCTTATCAATCATTCTCTGTAAACTCTTTGCCCATCTGCCAGAGAGTTCATCTTCGTTCTTACTTACATGTTCTAATACTTCGTACCAACCAGCATAAGTCTTACCACTACCACCTTTGGTTTCATTACCAATATAATCCATATAGTCATATAGATTCATATTAGGTTGTGGTAAAGCTTCAACAAACTCTGCATGAGTCATTCCAGTTTTCTCTAAGAAATACTTATAGACTGGATCGTCTGATGGTTTTTTCTTATTAGGTACTTCACTCATAGGGTCACCTTTGACATTCTTTACAGATTTCAATAGGTCCTCTATCTTTTGATGTGGTCTATGTATATAATCTAATAGTGGAAC